GTCCCAGAGCTTATACTGCAATAACTGCATCATCATATCCTTGGTGCCGGCCTGCGTCGAGGCGATGCCACTATCCAAGTCCATACGCACATCGAAATTGTTGTGTATATCCGAACCTTTATACCGTTTAACCAGTGCCTCGTTCCCCTTGCCCTTATACTTGATCATCCGCTCTTCGCTGAATAGTGTCTGCGCAAGGATGAGTTTCTTTCTCTCGACTTGCTTCCAGGCGCGGTAGAATCGTTTAATATCCGGGGCATGGCTCTGCTCTGCGGCTTCACGCATAATGTCGAATAAGGTCCCAGAGGCATTGGCTGACGGCTGCGACCCCTTCATTACATTCTTCGGATCTCCGCCTGCATTCTGAGCTGCTTCCATCTTAATCGATCTTTCTTCAATAATCTGGGCAGGATAGGGTACGCCTTGATGAATTGTCGGCTGGAGATTACGGGCCTTCATTGCGTCATAAGTAACAGCGAGGATACCCTGGCCCCGGGCCGAGACACGCTTAAGTGTGAGTTCTGCCGGGGTTAACAAGAAGGGGCGGCCAAATGACTTGCGGTTGATCTCAAGTGCCTGATCAATCTCGTTAATCGTCCGCTGGGGCGAGAGGAGATCATCCACGGCACCAGTGGCCCAGAAACTACCAGGGACTAGATCATATTTCACATGGGTTACTGAATAGCTCCAGAATCCCGAATCTGCATCAGTCGGAATGAGCATATCATCACGTGTATAGATAACGTCATTTCCGGCCATGATAGCATACTGGCCTTTGGGATAAGTGGCTGTGGGACGGTATTCGAGTTCTTTAACAATCACCAGATCCTTGTTCTCGATGTCCATCGCCAGCGCATCCCCGGAACTGTTCCAGCTCGACACGTTGCCAACAAGCGTAAGTAACTCTTTCTGATAGTCCAGCTCCCCAGACGCAGACCCTTCGACTTTAACCTTGTACGTATCCTCCAGCCATTCTTTGAGCACGAGCGTATGGATTCCTACCCAGGGCTTACGCTTTAATCTGGTCCCAATAGTCGGCACCTTGATATTAAACGGCAGTACGATGTCCATGCCAACTTCGCCACGGCCTACGACACCTTCAGCAAAGGGGATGTATCCGCCTCTCTCCATATCCGGGAACACGCGCGGGAACGCATTGCCGCAAATCAGCCACCACATAGCCGTCTCTTCCTGAAGCTCGAGATCCTCTTCGTCGTCAGCAGTCCTCAGGTGATCAAGTATATTCTGGCCCACCTCGGCGGCATCCTTGTCGAACTGTTCTGCACTATTCGGCCATACTGTCATCGAATACGCTTTATTGAGTACGAGTGCTTTCTTGGATCGGACATATTCGCGGATAAGATTCGATACAGGTGTCGGCACATTCACATCTGCCGCGTACTTCCGGCCAAACTTGGACTCAGACGTGAACCATTCGATCCATTGCTGGCCTAAGTAATAGAGAATATTGCGAAACCAGTCGAGCTCCTGCGTAGGCCTGACCATATCTGACATCGGCTTAAATGCCGAGACGAATCTCTGCTCCCATTCGGCCTGGGAGAGCTTGGAGGATAACTTTTTAGCCATGTGGTAAATTCTCCTTAATGTGCCAGTTTTATCTTGGACACGTCCATTTGAGGTATGATTATCGAGGGCGGCTTGGCTGCCTGCTGGAGCATCCCGTTCATTATAGTACGCCATCCGTCGAGCATAACTGAACAGAAAGTCAGATAGTCCATGTTGGTTGAACAGGAGAGCCGGCCATCAGGTAAGACAATAAAACTGATATTGAGGGGCTCCTGGCGAGACGGCGCATTAGGGGGGGTTTCTTTAGGGGTATTGATCTCTCCTGTCATACCTGCACCCCCGTAAGCTGCCTCTCGACCATCTGCTGCTCAATCTGCGCCGCCTTGACTGCGAGCTTATTCTCGGCCCCGATCTTCTTAAGTTCATCTTTGGGCGTGGAATCCAGCGCAGATTTAGACATTGCGTATTCTGTGAGATCCTTCGCGATCAGCTTGTTTGTTAAGTCGTTAATAAGTTTATCCGAGCTCTTCTTCATGCCAGTAGCCAAAATAACGACTAAGGCCAAAAGAGCGCAGATGATAAAAAGACATACTCCAAGTGTCATATCCATGTTGTCCTCCAACTTAGATTAAAAGGTTATTCGTTGCGGGCTATAGACGCATTTGCCCACATCACCGCAGATTCTATTTCTGTGAACGCGATTGAACGCTCCCTACTTTCTGGGCAGTTAGCTTCGATCAATCTGGCCAATTCTTTCGCTTTATCTCTCAAAGCGACATAGCGTTCTTGCTGGTCGTTCTTCGGTGCGTGATACTTGTAGATATTCTCTAAATCTAACATTGTCTTGTCCTCCACGGTCTAAGGTTTATGAAAAAACTTCTCTCTTATTGCTTTCTCGCATTCAGGGTTCTTACAGTGCCAGATCCATCTGTGCTCTCCTTCTTGCGTAATCGTATACGGGAGATACTGAAAACTTACAGAAGTATCGCAAACATAGCAGGAAGCACTTCGGTCATAATCCCAGCTTGGGGAGAAAGGCACTGCTTTTATATAAAATCCTGGCACTCATCCCCCTTAATCATAGAAAATATTATCATAATTCTGTTGATTAGTAAGCTTCTCTTTTAATTGATCAATCGCATGACTAGCCATCTGCGACACGTTATCCAAATTCTGCACCACTTCGACCCGAGCCTGCTTCTGCGCCTCTTCCTGAAGCGCAACGTAATCTGCACCGTGAGGCCTCGCCATACAGATATGACAAGCGCTATCATAGGGATGCAGCTCCTGGCCTTCCGCCAGCCCTTCCTGCGTCAACTCGTCTACGCACAGATTGGGGATTATCCGGATAAAATGCTCAAGCGTGTTATAGACCACAAGAGCCGGCATTGTCTCATCTGATGAGGGCACCTCGAGCCGGTTGCGGAACTGCCTGATCTTTAACTTTTTATTCGGATCTCCTGGGTAGAGTGTCAGGTTGTAACCTACTGAGTTGCCATAATTTTCGAACTCTTCAGCGGTAGATGGCCCCTGACCTCCGCCCATATAATCCGGTTTCTTATTAAAACACGTCGGGTCGCATAATCGCGTAATCGGGCGTCCGGCGATGCCCATCTGCTTTTCGCGCTGAACAATCCCTTCTGCCTGCTGTTTATCGGTCAATCTGATCCCCTTTGACGGATTGCTGGGGTCGCAGCCATACCATTCGGCAAATCCATAAACTCTGTCATCTGCGTCTACCCACCACCAGATTACAGAGAAGGGCGCGCCATGTCCCCAGTCGTAGGTCATATATAGAGGGACTTCCTGGGGAATAGGCCAGATCGGTTTGACTATGTGGCGCTCATTGAAGTTGAAGGCCTGACCGACAAAGACATCCCATCGTCCATCGAGCCAGGCTGCTCTAAGAGCTGGGTCATTAATTGACATAAGGCTGGAAACGTATCCCGGGTTATTTTCCCAGAGATACTTGTTATCCTGCAATCGAGATCGAATGAATACTCGGGTTCTAGTAAACGCTCTTCCATCTGGCAGTGTCTCCCTTATATAGTTAACTTGGCCCTCCTCTACCGGGCTCATGCCTCCAGCAGATTTGGGGATATACATCGCTTTGATTGTCCCGGCACCGGGTCCGCCTGGGTTGCCGGTAAGCAGCATCTGGCAGGGGACGCCGTGTGGAGATCTCAGACACCCTTTCAATAAGTCTATCGCAATGCCTATATACGGCAATAAAGGTGCCTCATCGAGCACGATAAGCTGAAACTGCTGGCCTTGGAAATCCTCCAGGGCCTTGACCTCTGGAATCGCGTGCAAGGATACGGTGGCCCCGTTAGAGAAATGATATACTGTAAGCTGCTCATCACCGCCAACACGTTTAGCAGGTAGGCGTGTAGTGCGTATTATCTCATCAAAGGATCTGCGCATTACAGCGTGATCTTTATACTTCCTCCTGAAGATAGCCCCGTTCCACGCATAGCCATATTTAAGCGCACCTATGATCTGTTTACCTACCGCGAGATGTGTCTTTCCTCCCCCTCTCGTGCCGGCAAACAACAGTTCATCAGCAGGGCATAGCGTTGCCTCTAACTGCGGACCTACCTGAGGTATCCAGAACTTATTCGTATCTATGTTCTTTGGTTCAATTAGACTCATTCGAGCTCTTTCAACAATTCTCTTAGATGTTTGAGCCCCGATTCGATAAGTGCCTGAATCTCATCTTCTGATACTCTGCTATACTTCCTTATCTCGGGTATCGTCATATCCTGGAAATAGAACAGATCCAGTACATAACTCTCTTTTGCCGGCAGCTGGAAGTCCATCGCCTCATAAATCAACTTGGTTATCTCTTTTGCCAATAATATATCTTCTGGCGATTCTGACTCCGATGCCACACGGAGAGGAAACTTCTTACCAATAAGATCCATAACGTCCCCAATCTCCTGATTATCATACACCGCCTCCTTATTCATAGATTGGTGTGAATCTGACGCGATATCCCAGATTGTGTCATACTCTGAGATCTTTATATGATCCTGGTTATTCCGGCTCCGGTGAGTCAGCCCTACACTGCACTGGACCCTCTCTTTGCGAATAATCTCACGGACTTCCCCTCGGACTCGTATGGCCATAAACGCCTTCCAGTTCTGTTTGGCATGATCCGGGTCATACTTCCTTGCGGCATCAACGAGGCCATAACGCGCCGCAGAGAGGCACTCTTTCCACAAAGGGTGGTCGAAATCCTTAATCGGGCACGTCCGGTATGCGATGCCCTCGGCGTATTGGATATCAGCTTTCGTTATTGTTCTCATTATTTGTTACCTTTTTAAAATGATCTTTCAGGCAGATCTCAGTATACAAGGGCCGGCTCCTCAGATCGGGTATATCGGCGAATACCCCAATCTAGGTCTGTCTGACAAGGTACTCCTCGCCTACTTCGAGGGGGTACATTCATTTTTAGTCGCCTCATTCTTTGCCGGGTACTTTGCCCATATACGCTGACTTCTCTTCCGGTACTTCTCCCAGGCCTTCACAAGATCTGGATAAATAATCTTCAGTGCAGGTATGTTGATAACCGCCATCTTAATCCTCCTCTATTACCTTTCTATATATTTCTTCAGGTCCTATCTCCTCATACTCATTCGATCTGGGGCTCAGAATCAGCATCGTCCGGATCTCCTCAGTCGTCTGGAGCTTGGTCCGGTCCGATCTACACACGATATCGATCACGTACACACTCGAATTGTCTGCTGGGTCTATACGCTTCTGGACCAGGATCGCACGATCATCATTCTCCGTCAGGATTATCGAGATAGAGTGCTTGGTAACATTCTCCATCGTGAGGAGAGGCGACATCACATCGGCCTCTTTCGCCTCTTCCATAATCGCTGCCCGATTCTTCGCCGGCAGAGTGTTGACGTATTTGCCGAATAGGTCTTTGAACATCTGGAATCCGATCTTGCTTCCTGCTTCTGCCATTAATTAAGCTCCCCATCTAAAACCTTGCAAAATGCAAGGATGGTTAAATCCGGCCCTCCATATTCTGTATCTTTGTAGTATACGAGATTTGACCCGGATACAGTGAGTTTTGGGTACAAACCGACAGAATGACATGTCGTACAAGAGTATTGTGTGACAGAATGACAGATACAGTATATGTATTATTGTTGCTTTGTCTCCGTGTCACACGTGTCACTTTGTCATTCCATACCCGCCGCTAACTGTATCCGGGCTAATTCTCGTATACTACAAGAGTACAAAAAATCTGATCTGAACCGGTTCGCGGCCACCGCCTTACTAGTTAACTAGTTGACTAGTTGTCGCCTTGTCCCACATGTCATTTGTCGTACATGTCACCTTGTCTCAGGATATCTTATACCGCTAAAACTAGTAACCAGACAACTAGGATTTGAATCCAGATAACCATTACGAAAAATTTGATATCTTTCAGTAAGTGGATTATTTGATCGTGATCCTCCATCTCGTCCTCCCTTGAATACCTTTTTATAAAAAAATAATTACAGGGCCTTATTTCTAATTGCGAATACACCCCTATGTGAAAAAGTGTTTAAAATTTCAGCTGAGATCCCTATTTCTCCCCTGGCCTCTTTATCTCCCAGTCCCCCATCTGCATCTTTCTGAAATAATCCTCGTTCCCCTGCATCTCCAGCTCCTGCTTCTTCCCCCATAACTTTTTAATAAACTCATCCATGTTTGTAGGCCAATCTGTACGTGTCACTTTTATGTCTTTATCGTTCGGCATCTCTGATTACCTTTCTAAAAAATCGTGTGAGATCCAACCTCTCTACGATACACCCACCCCATCGAGGGGGCCACCCCCCGGTCTTAGGATTTACGGTCAGGTGATCGGCTGGGTCAACGGGTATTTGAACCCGTGTGTGTGTGGGTAGGTTAGGGGTCAATGTCGATTACCTGGGCGCTGGTGGGCGCTGAATCCGGGGTGCGTGGCGGAGATAAAGGGGCGCTTAATCCGGGCAATGAATCCCGGGACCTGCGCGCGCTCTGCACCTGCGCTTCCCAGTCTTCTATTGAATTGACAGGTGGGAGGGCCGCCTGCTGCTGGCCGGTACCTACCACGCCTAGCGCCTGGTTGTTCGAATCGACGAGTAACACACGTTCCATCTCCAGCCCGAATACCTTAGTTAGCCGTTCAATGGCCTCCAGCTTGTCATGGACCTGGATCTTAAGCTTGACCTGGCCTTGGGGCGACACGGTTTCTTCAACCGATTTAATACAACGCGTCATCTCCGGCGGCAGACTCTTGAGGTCTTTAAACGTCAATATCCCCTTATGTGAGTCGAAATAATCCATGACATCACTACTTGCCAGGATAGCAATCTCTTTCACCAGCTTGTCTACGTTAATAGTTGTCCGCGAATTCTGCACTGCCGCATAATCTTCTAATAACTTAACAATATCAGGATGTTTCATCCATTCCCATGCTGTAGACTCCGCGACATTTACCGCAAGGGCGGACGCTCTGACACTTAGATTGCGAACGTATAAGTGCAAAAATTGCACTTTTTTCTCTTCTAACATGCTTTACATCTCCTGTGTCTCAGTGTATTAGTGTACTATGCAGGTAATACGCCGTCCAGGGAAATAAATAGTGCAGGTGTCCACAGGTGAGAATAGATGTCCAAAGATGTCCAAACGTGTCCAGGGATGAGAGTAATAGACAGCTTGTCGCGGCATGGACCAGCCGTCTTTAGATTGCAGATTGCAAGAAATAGGGGTATTCGGGCATTGAACTTTGCAAGGCGATAACTAGCTGAATAGACTAATAGATTGGGCTAAATAGGAATGGTTACTGATTTGTCCATTGAATTATGCAATGTCTGGAAAACGGGAGTTCAATGATTTCAATAGGTTACAGTTTGGCACGGAGTATGCTATATAATAGGCAGAGATTAATACTTATTTGAAAGGGGATAACATGTCATTACAGGACCAAGTAAAGGTACATAACGAGACAGGCGGCAGCACGTTTACAATGGACAGTCGCCACAATTTGGCAGGCGTGGCATTTTTCAGCGTCGTTATTAATTCGCGCTTGACAAAAGAAGTGAAAGGCGCGATAATCAGCGACGACGACTTGATAGAGGTCCAGCATAACTGGTTAACGGACAAAACGCCTGTACCCAAATACTACTTCTCTATCCCGGCGCTAGGCACCTGGTATGACACGGACACCGATACCAGCTACATCGAAGTGGCCAGTCTATTTGGGGACCTGAACGCGGCTTTTAAGGCAGGGCGCGCGAACGGGCAGAAAGCGATATATGACTTATTAGTGGGCGAAGTGATTTTTATTGATTAACCTATTAAGCGCCGCCCGGAGCGATATCCGGGCAAGGGAGAGACTATGCAGAAAGATTACCAGCGCTGGGTATGCAGACAATGCGAGAATCAATGTCAGGTAGATGCGACTATTGCAAAAGGCACGCCTGATAAATGCCCGTTCTCAGAATGGGATATTAAACCTGAATGGGAGCTTACTGACGATTAACCCTGCTTTTTATCCCTCAGCCAGTCGAGGACCTGGAAGGGGGAGTAAAGAGCACGATTAATAACAAACTAAATGGAGGACATTATGCAGACAAATACGTGTAAGTGTGGACAAACAGCAATCGGGCCTGAATTCTTAAAGCCATATCACGGCCAGGACCTATGCCGCGACTGCTATGCGATTGAAGCACGCGTGACTGAATTCAATCCTGATATCGTATTAGAGAACATTATAAAGCACCTGGAAGAGCACGGCGCATATCCGATGGATTATCCGGGCATAAGCGAACCGGGATGTACTGATAGGCCGGGCATAGCTGCTAATTGGAATAAAGTCTCCGATAAATTGCAGTCTTTTGTTGAAAACAAGCTGGATATTGAAGTATTATGGAGCGACGAATGGACAGCCTGCGACGACTGCGGCTGCGCGGTCCGAACAAGCCCGGATTCATACTCATGGCTGCCTTCTTATGTACGTATTAATGATGGCTGCGCGATAATATGCCGGGATTGTTATACTAACAGTCTCCCGGAGATTATTGACGAATTCAAAAACGACAACCGTAAAGCGCTGCCCGATGATTTTCAGGCTATACTGGAAATTAACGGCTGGACCAGGGGCACCGAACGCTATGAAAGCGGCTTCTATCCAGGCCAAGATAATAAGCCTGAGAAGATTGCAGAGGCTATACAGGACAGGAACCCGGAGCTTGACTTCATATTTGTCTTGACAGGCAAGGGGCAATTTGATATTCATTTTATAGTATACACTAAAACAAGGGAGGATTAAAACAATGGCACAATTCTATGCAGCAATACAGGGCAACAGAGGAGAGGCGACGCGTATGGGAACCAAAAGTTCAGGCATATCCGGGCATATCCGCGGCTGGAATATCGGCGCGAGGGTAGTAATGGAGCATATAGATGGGAAAGACGTATGCAGGGTATACAGAACCGGGGGCAGTAATTGGTGCGTATCAAGTCAACTTATAGCAGAATTCACCACGGAGGAATAGACTATGCACGATTTAGAGACATTAAAGAGATTGAATGAGGAAGCCGGGAAGACGCCGGAACAGATTCAGGAGATTAGGGGCAACATATTGGCAGAGAACCTGGGACTCACGCGTGCTCCGGGATATCGGGACCGCTGGGACCTGCCAAGCGGTAACAAGACAGGCCTGGGGCTTTATCGATTTATTATGGACTGGGCAGCGGCCGCGAAGGTGTAGGCTATGACGCGCTCCATGTTACAACATTATTTCAATCCGCTTAATTTAGCATGTATGCTTATTCGGATGGGTATATCACGGCGGAGCGCATTCAGAATATGCAGAAAAGCAGAGTACTTATTAAAGATTATATTATATGGGAGGGTACAAACGTCTGATAAGAAAGGCAGGTGATCTCATGCGCTTAGGGGGCTAAAACCCTCAATCCTGCTTATGACCTGGTAAGTTGTAGGCAGGCTCGAAGGTTTTAAATTAACATCTAAAAAGGAGGACTAAATAATGGACCAGCTTGACAAAATGATAGCCTGGGAAGAGGGCGAACTCGACGACGACGGAACCATCGAACTGTTTCAGGAATTAATTGATAATGGTATGGCCTGGAGTTTGCAAGGGTGCTATGGCCGGACAGCATCGGCTCTTATTGAAGCCGGATATTGCCATAGGTAGATTTTAACAGTCTAACATAGGCCGGGGAGACTATGAACGTCTCCCTGGGTATAACGGAGGTAGGCATGACGCTCAAACAATTCGTCAAGGAATACAGAGAAGAGATTGACGCGGTAATTATCGCCGTATGCCCTAATTGCAAGATCAACAACCAGGAGCGCGAATTGTGGGTAATGAACGACGAGTCGCTGTATAGCCTGGCGCGGCAATCGGGGGTACGGATTTAAACATTAACTATTTGACAGGAGTATATTTAATATGGTAAAATCAACGCTTAAAGAGCTTCATTTTGAGAACGTTCACAACCCGGCTGACAAGGCGATTGTTGACGTACACGCCACCTGGACCGATACGGATATTGACGAGATAGTCAATGTCCAGGCAGAGTACATGGGCCGGGTATTGGTAAAAACCGTGCATGACAGGGAGGGAGGGGAGTAATGAAACGATCAACCAGACGCATATTTGACATAGAGAAGAGCGACATCTTCTCAATCCGGCAATTTGGCCACGATGAACCATTATCAATTCTTATCGGCGGCCACGATAATGAGGTCACGCTGCATATTGACGCGGACAAGTTTAACAAAGCGGTAACCGAATACAGACAGGAGGGCGAAACGAATGGCTAAATCACGCGCAGAGGAATTCAAGGACCTGCTTATTGAGGCCGGGATAGCAGTCAAGAAGGAATCCGGCCAGCTCGACATGAACAAGCCCGAAGAGGTATACGGCATGTTCAAGGAGCTGCTTGACATTAACCTGTTTATTGTCGCCACGTTCCAGTCATTGTCTATGGTCGAACAGATGGAGGTATTCGGGTGTGCGACGTGTGAGAAGCGCGACAACTGCCCAGCATGGCTGGAATCTCAGGGCGTAATGGTTATGGAATTCCCGGTGAGGGTGCAATGAAAACTAAACCGGGATTATACTGGGACAAAGGGAAACAGCGATACTTTTTAGAGGTGCGTAAGGGCGACAAGCCTTATACGCGCGAGATCTTAACAACTAAGGGGGCCTGGCTACTTGTCCATGAGAAGGATATACGCCGATTCCCCGAAGAGCAAAAGGAGGAGATAAGATAATGGACGACAACGGAACAAATCACCCTGGGGTACAAGTGGACGAAATGCCCGACCAGGCCCCGGAAGACGGATTGAACCGCCACCAGCGCCGGGCGATCAAGAAGATGGCCAGGTTAGAGCGCGAGTATGAGGCGAACCCGGACGCGTCACTTGCACAGGCCCGGATAATGAAGAAGTTCACCAGCCTGGACCGACGCCTCAGATGGTGCCATCGCAGCCTATGCTGCCACCGCTGACCCTGAGTGGGCAAGTGAGCATTGCCGAAGGACGCATTCGACACCTCAATTTTCAGCAGATGACGGCCGA